AACAATTAACCAATTAAGGGGAATACAATGACCAAATCAGAACTAGAAATAATCTATGATGCAACATCATCATTAAATCAGATGTGTAATATTAATCATGATTTTAGTAAAACACTTGTTGAAGAAATGAAAACATTAGTAAAAATTATTACTACAATGGAAAAAAGAATACAAAACTTGGAGGCAAAATAGATGATCTTAGATAAAACAATAAGTAAAAAACAAGTAAAATTAAATAGTATGTGGAGTGCAGAAAGTAGGCTTGAAGATATTTTAGATGTCGGACAAGAAATTTATTGTATTATCCGTCACGTTTCAAAAAGTGGTATGAGTAGGCATATTAGTTTCTTTTGTATTGTGGACAATGAGCCAAGATTTTTAAGTGGTTTGATTGCAGATTATTTAGACTATAGAATGAATAAATATCATGATGCTTTAGTTGTCGGAGGTTGTGGAATGGATATGGCTTTTTCGGTTGTCAATCATTTACAAGAACAAATGAAACATAATTCATCTATACTTAATTTTGAATTAAAACATCGGATCATTTAACCGAGGGGGGCGAAAGCCTCCCTTTTTTTTCCTATTTTTTTTATCCCTCTATTTTTAAAAATGCAAAGTTCGCAAACTCACTTTGCATTGGTCAATTTTTTTTAGTTCGCAATCCCCTCGGTTGTAAAACCATGAAACTCGCAAACTCGTTTCATGGTTTTTTCGTTCGCAGATTGCAAGCATTGACCTATTGTTCCATGAAACACGAAACATGGTTGTTTTTCGCCCAATACTATCGCATTCGCCACCGAATATCCGTCAAATAAAAATGCATTAGAGGTGCTTGGGTCTTTGAGCAAGATAAAAGAAACATAATTATTGTTGTATATCCTTAAATGTGTTGAGACTTGGGACTTTTCAAGCTTTATCCTATTTCCTTTTATAGGTGCTTTTAATTCAATAAATAAAGGTAATGTTTCAATGATAATTATCAGATCTGGAAAACCAGAATTAAACTTATTCTCTATTTTTTGTATAAAGTTTGATTTATTTAATGATGCTTTTACTTGTTTAAAGAAATTCTTTTCGCTTGACATGCTTATTATAATATCCCATAATTAATTATATTTATAAGGAGGACTAGATGTTAGAGACTACAAGATATAAAAAGAATATACATAAATTAGATGATTATCAATTTAAAGTTTTAAAGAAAAGCACAAATAAAAAGCTTGGTAAAAAGATTTTAAAAGGTCAATTTAAAGGTTATAAATTTCACACATTAACATTAGTCGAAAGAGAAAGTTGTCCAAAAGATTGCTTTCATTGGAAAGATTGCTTTGGAAATAATATGCCATTCGCTCATAGATTTAGTTCAGAAGATGAGTTGCTTTTAACAACAAGAATTCATCAAGACATAAAAGATTTAAAAGGTAAATTTGTAATGATTAGATTACATATACTTGGAGATTTTTTTAATGTTCAGTACGTTTATTTTTGGGACTTAATGTTAACTCTATATCCTAACATTGCTATTTATGGATATACTGCCAACAGTACAAGTTCTAAACTTGAGACCTCTAGAAATATAGCACAAGCAATTTTAAGTTTAAGAATTAAACATAAGAAGAGATTTTCTGTTAGATTTAGTAATGATTTAACACAAGAATTTTCTGCAAATTCAGAAGAATTACAAACCCCCCAAATACACAAATCTATACAATGCCCCGAACAAATCGGTTTAACTGAAAGTTGTGGTAGTTGTGCTTTATGTTGGGAACAACCAAAAAGACAAGTGATCTTTAAAACTCATTAGGAGGAAACACAATGATTAAATATTTTATTTATGATTACAATCAATACAAATTATTCGACATATGTTTTGATACATATAACCAAGCATTTGATTTTTGTTTAGGTAAATTTAAAACTGACGAAGAGATGGAGGACATAATAATTTTACCATTAAGGAGGAATGGCAATGCATAATAGAAAATTCAAACATGTTACCAACAGAGATTTTAAGATAATGAAGTTTGGCAATATGCTTATTAATGTTGATGTAGAAGATATTATTAAAGAAGAGATCGAACAGACTTTGTTTATTATTGAACATGCAAAAGATATTAACCAATTCTTGGAGACTTAGATGACAATATATGAAGAGTTAAGGCAAATAATTAATAGAAATTCTTGTTGGCAAGAAGAGGGTCGCAAGTTTGAATTGCTTTGGAACTTAATATTATCAAGTGATAAAAGAAGTTTTTCGGAGTATTTCGAAGAAGAACATAACATCAAATTATATGATGCTATGACGTTTAAGGAAATATTAATCTTATGTAGAGATTATAATGTTGGAGGGAGATTTAAATGAAAAATATTAACAGAAAACATATTGCCAAGAGATTGAAAGAAATAATCAAAATAGCTAGAGAATATGAAATAGATGCAAGTTCTCAAGTTGATGGGTATGACTATTTAATTTCAGATGTAGAAGATTTTTATAAAGAAATAAATGTTGGAGGGAGATTTAAATGAGTATCGCATTAAAAGATAAATTATTAGAAGTAGAAATGTTTGTAGGCGAGAAACTTGCAGACTATACTAACGAGCAAGTAATCCAAAAGGTTCGCAAAGAATTCGGTTTGCAGATGTATGTTGATCATGCAGAAGAATTACTACACGAATTTCAACAAGAAATTAGATCAGAAAAAGCAGTCGCTTGGGAGGCAATACAATGACTACTTTTTCTTTAGAACCAAGTCCTCACAAAAAAATGTCTAAAACTTGTACTTGTGATGGGTGTGGAGAAATGTTTGATGAAAGTGAAATAGACTTTACTCATGCAGATTATTTTAGGTGCGAAGAATGTGCAGAGAAACATTCAGAAGAGGGATATAAACTTTATTGGGGGAAAGATAGATGAAAAATTATGATGAGTTAGTTATGTCTATTGAGATTGCAGAGCAATTAGAAGCAGATGTCGAAATGGATTTAGACAACTATAGAGAGACGAAAAAGAAGATGAAATTATCAGAAAAAGTTAATTTCTTGGAGAACACTATTTACAATATTTATAATAAATTAGGAGAGATAAATAAATGACAGATAAATTTGCAAAACCAATTCTTAAAAAATTAAGGTTGGATATAGAAAAAGCAATAGATGCTTATTTAGTATATGAGCAAGGAGAAGATTATTCTTTTGAATTTAATCTTGGTAATTGTTCTTTCAATGATGAGAAAGCAACCTTTAAATTAGATGTAACTTTTAAAGGTAATTCTGTTCGAGATATTGCGAAGAAAAAAGAGAAAGAAGACTTAGAGCAGTATGCAAAATACTCTGATATAGACTTGGAGAGAAAACACCCACGATACACTCTTATTGGGTATAAAGTCAAATCCAGGAAATTGCCTTGGATTGTTTCAGACAATCAAAAAAAGGGAGAATACATAATCTCTGATGATCAAGCAAGAAAGTTGTTTGGTAAATTAGATGTTGATACTTTTCTCGAGGGACAAAGAAAGGCTCAAGCAAATGGCTAGACAATTAAATCCAAAAGTAATTGAGAAGTGGAGGAGGCAAGGAATTGCCTCCGTTCCTCGTTATCACTTTTCAGAAGTTCCAAACAATGCATATGGTAGACTTTTTATTAAGTGTTTAAAAAAGTTCTTAAATAAAGATGGTTATTATATAACTGTTAAAGGTCAACATTTAAGGAAAGACCTTAATTGGAGACACTATGAATTTGGGCAACCTCAATCTGCCTCTACACATCTTAGAGTTTATTTAGATAGAAGGTGGGGAGAAGATGTCAGTTCTTAGTAAAGATCAAAGGTCTAAAATCATGGAAGAGGCAATAAACGAATTAGATGTTATTACCGAAAGTGATTGGTTCAAAGACTTGGTAGAAGAAAAGGTTCGCAAAGTATTAGAAGAGCAGTTCCCTTTTTTAAGTATAGTAAAGGAGGAGGTTCATTAATGGATAGCGAATACAATCAATTATTAGAATGCTTAGAAGACCTTGTTGGTCAAATGCAAAGTGAGAAGATAACACTTAAACAAGCAATACAAAGTGTGGAAAATTTAAATCGATATTATAAATGGCAGTATCAATCTAATCCTAAATTATCTTTGGAGGAAATAAATGATTAAAGAAGTTTCTTTATGTAGTGGAATCGGAGGGTTCTCTCTCGGTTTCGAATGGGCAAAGTTCGCAGAGCCAGTTATGTTCTGCGACTTTGACGAATGGTGTAGAAAAGTTTTAAAAAAGAATTGGAATGATGTTCCAATTTATAATGACGTTAAGGAGATAGCAGATGACCCAAGAAGATTTATTTCAAGCAAAATCAACAAAGGAGAAAAGTGGGTACTCACCTCGGGCTATCCTTGCCAACCCTTCTCAGTCTCGGGAAATCGCAGAGGACAAGAAGACCCTCGCCACATCTTTCCGTACATCCATAGAATTGTTGAACAAACTAGACCCACTTATTGTGTTTTCGAAAATGTTTATGGGCACGTCTCAATGGGACTTGACGAGGTTATCCATGAAATGGAAAGCATCAACTACCATACGAGGCAATTTGTTGTTTCGGCTTCAAGTGTCGGTGCGAGACACAAAAGAGACAGACTCTGGATCATCTGTAAAAATGTGGGCGACACCGAATACAATGGATGCTCTACCTCCGAGATCGGAAGAGGGAACGAGGAAGTTGCAAGAGGGACACCGAAAGGGTCGAAAACAACCGAGCAATTTAAGGGAGCAAGTGGACAAGAAGACAATGGCTCTTTACGAAACGAATTATCCAACACCGACAACGAAGGGATTCGGACATGCCTCGGAGGGAATGACATTGATCTTCAGAAAGAAAGTGGAGAGAGGGGAACTGTCGGAACAAGAAGCGAAAGCAATGATGAACGGAGTGACCTTGAGACCACCTCGAATGAAGGAGTGGAAATACCCGACACCGAATGCAGGTTTAGTGAAACACAGTTACAACGGGAATCACGAATATTACAAGAAGAGACTGAGGGACGGGAGACAAGTGGACTTGGCTCACAAGATATTCCTGGAAGAGGGAGACGGCAGACTGAATGCGAATTGGACGGAGTGGCTAATGGGTTATCCTATTGGATGGACGAACCTCGAGGAGTCCCAAGAGTTACAGTCAACCAAAAAAACAGACCTCAAAGATTAAAAATGTTGGGGAATTCTATAGTTCCTCAAATAGCAATGCAAATAGGTTTAGCTTTAAAAGAGGATATGATTAGTACATTCGGCTTGACTAAAGAGGAGGATAAGTGATAAACAGAAATTGCACGGAGCAATTTCAGGAATTGCTTATGTATGGTCGGGGAGTTTTGTCCTCCCCTTATTCTCTCCGACCACCCTAAATTCTCCTTCAACAAAAGCAGATGGATGTTGTTTTCTTATTTCGGAAAGCCTCGCTACAATTTCTTCACGAGATAGTTGATCTAATTGATGTGTTGTTTCCCTACGATCTATGGTTAAGCCTCCTAAGGCACTCCGTATCTTTTCGGCATTGATCGCAGAGCTATATTGTCCATTCTCTTCTGCTCCTATACTAAGCTTAGATAATCTTCTAAGTTGTCCTATAAGAGTGACACCATATTTTCTTTCTCTAATTTCTCGGAGTTCTTTTAGATGTTCAGTAACCAAAGGAAAATCACGACCATTCAACAAAAGGCTTGCAGTCTTATTTGCTTGCCCTTCAGAATATCCTGCTCTTCTGCAACTTTCGGCGTTACTATATACACCTTCACAAACAAGTTTGCAGAACTCTTTTTGACGATTAGTAAGGAACTTTTCTTTTGCCATAAAAATACTATAGAGTTATTCTCATATTATTTCAATTCAAAACGAAAAAAAATGTTTGCCTTCTGTTCTTGTCCCTATTCAAGTGTAACCAAGTGTAACCAAAAGTGTAACCAATTATTTATTATGTATAAACGATTACAGAAGACTCGTTACACTATTACACTCGTTACACCTATTTTGAAAAAAATAAAAACAAAAACAAAAATTATGAGAGAAACACTATGTAAACATAAATCACTTGACTTCTATAAGATAATTTAGGAGAATTAAAAAAAACTTAGGAGTTTATTATGACGGGTTTATATTTTGCAGAAGCAGATAATGACAGAAGAATAAAAATGCCTATAGAAGAAGCAATCAATAGAGTTGAAAGAGTTATATCTGACAATTGTGATGATTTAAGACAAAAAGAAAATGGAGAAATCTATGCAGATGAGTTATTAAATGCATGGAACACTATTTTAAAAGGTTAATAAGGTTAATAAGGAGGAAAAACTAAATTGAGGATAAAAAGAACTAGAGAACAAATAGAAGATAGTATAAAAGATAGGTCTTGTTGTTTTCTATGTGGCAAGAAACTTAGAAGAGTTAGTGAACTAAGAGTCTCTGACAAAGCTTGTTCTTCGTGTAGGGGGCAAGGTAAGTCAGAGAAAGCAGGTATAACAAGAGACCACAAAGAACTAAAGGCTAAAAAAATAGAACCTAGTGAAGACGAATTACTCTTTGAGGATTCTGAGGAAGCCATTAATGAAGTACAATACGGCAAGGTAATAAAACAAGTCACACAAATATCTTATGGTACATCTGCATTAGTTGATTTAATGTCGCCAAGCACTTACTACTCCAAGCTCTATGGATCGGCAACCGATGGAACTAGATACTCATATAGAAAAGGGAAGATAAAATGAAACCAAGCACAATAGAACAAGTAAAAAAAGCAATTAGAACTAAGAGATTTCATGCCGTGCCTCCACACTTTTATGCAAATTTTGATGCTTATTATATTGAAATGTATATTAATATAAAAAGAGTCGTTAAACTAAATGCCAGTGATGAGGAAAGAGCGGGTCAAAGAGCTTTGACTAGAGAAGAAGTTTCAAGCAG